TCCGTGAGGATATGAGGCCTTTTCACATTGACAAATTTAAATCAACAACATATGATAAAGAAAAACCAAGCATGGTTCTGGAAGATATTCCGGGCCATAAAGAGCATTATCATCTTCTCGTTAAGGATGATCGCCGCTACCGTACTAGGGCTGATATCAATAGTGTCAATATTTGAGTGGTACGAAAAACCTTTCAATATTCACCTCTTGATCTTAGCGATCATATCAATCTTTATTGTGGTACACCAAATAGTTATAATGACTTATGAGTCAGATAAATGATTTCGGGGTGTTGTACGTGGTACAAGCCCCATCAAGACCGAATCGATCGAGGAAGGACGGTATCCTAGACGAATTAAAGACACTTAGCAAAGAAGAACTAATAGAGATAAGAAAAGATATTGTAGAACTAATAAATAATAAATAAATGAAGACATTCGAAGAATTAAAAGAAGATCTGCTTGAAAGGGCTAAAAAACATAACGCTTGCCAAGATGGATACAGGATGGGGTTAAACGCAAAAAGCAAACAAGATTTGCTGAAAGCAATAACCGATAATTGGTATTGGGTCTTGAGTACGTCCAAGATGATTGACGCAAATTACCTAGAAGAAAACTTTACTGAGGAGGAATTAACCGAAGCTGACATTTACACAAGAAAAGAACACACCTCTAATGTTAAATCATTTGCTTGCGGCTCTGCCACGGTCGAGGCTTACGGCTCTGCCACGGTCGAGGCTTGCGGCTCTGCCACGGTCGAGGCTTACGGCTCTGCCACGGTCAAGGCTTGCGGCTCTGCCACGGTCAAGGCTTACGACTCTGCCACGGTCAAGGCTTACGACTCTGCCACGGTCAAGGCTTGCGGCTCTGCCACGGTCGAGGCTTACGACTCTGCCACGGTCGAGGCTTACAATAACTCATATGTAGAGGATTGCACAGGGAACATAAACACAGTTTCCGATCATGGAATAGTCAAAGATTACTACAATCATAAGATATATATAAAGAAAGGAAAATTCGAGATTATCGAGATCGAATAAATTCAATTCCTTGCTTATCGATGGAGCGCATGAGAGACATCTACATCAAAGACCCCGACGGCGAACCGGAGTACGACGGGGAGGAAGACAACGAGGAATATGAGGAAAGCATGGAGGATCTTAGGCTCCTGCTCGATTCTTATAATTGGTAACACCTTACCCTTACGAGGTGCAACCCCTACCCAGACCGGCAACCGATATCCTAGACAAGTGGTAGGCCATGACGATATCATTGGCCCGGTGGAAAGGGACACGGTAGTGAGGGAAGGGCGGCCGATGGTCTTAGTCCGGGTTCGACTCCCGGAGGCTGACGAATTTAAATACACGATAACATGGACAAATCAGAAGAGATTGACAAATTAGCGATAGCGTTGGCCAAGTTCCAAGGATCGCTAGAGCAACCAAGCCTCAATTCCGAGGTCAAGGTAAGGACTAAAACAGGAGGAGAGTACAAGTTTAAGTATGCGGACCTATCCGAATGCAAAAGGGCGGCGAAACAGCCATTAGCCGACAATGAACTTTCAGTATGTCAGCTAATAGAGGATGATTACTCTATCCGGACCATACTGCTTCATTCCTCCGGTCAATGGATATCGTCCAAGGTAAGGATGCCATCCAATACGGCGGACGCTCAATCCATAGGATCGGCCATCACTTACGCCAAGAGATACGCCTTTTGTGCCATCCTAGGCATCGTGGCAGACGATGACGAGGACGCTAACATAGCGAGCGGTAATACCGCCCAAAAGGAGCAGCCTAAAAAGGCTAACTCCAACGAGAAGAAAGAGCTTACGAGAGATCATATAAACAATGAGAGCGCCATGGAATCCATATCTAAGTGGATATACAAGAACGAGAAGAAGGCCAAGGAATCCAACCAGCCTTTCTCCGTGGAGAGCCTTATAAACAAGTCCTACATCGTCGGGAAGGTGGAATTGGAATCCATTATCGAGATATACAACAACTATAAAATAAACAATAACCTGTCATGAGCAAAGAACTAGAGCTAAGCGGCAAGACCCCGCTAACGAAAAGCGAGATCGAGGCTTTATCAGTAGACCTTTTGAACCCGGTACTGGAAGGAGAGGTAGATCCCGTATCACACGTCGTCAAGTTAAAGGCGATGCAAGAGACCATCAAGAGGACGCTGGACGATGACCGGATGAAGGACGCCGTCCTTTCCGAGATCGAGAAATACGGGAAGGAGCGCTCTTGGAACGGGGCCACGGTCAAGATAAAGGAGACAGGCGTATCCTACGACCACTCCAATTGCAATGATCCGGTCTACGCTAGGCTGGTCGAGGAAAGGATGCTTCTCGATGCCAAGATAAAAGAACGGGAGGCGTTCCTGAAGACGGTGCCGGATAATACCACGGTCATTGATGACGAGACCGGGGAGATATACACGATTCATCCGGCGATACGGATGGCAAAAACCAGTTACTCTATAACTTTTAATAAACAATAAATATGGCAAATTTATACGGCTCAATATGCTTGAGCGACATACCGAAGGAGTTGATGAAAAAAGTAATGACGGCCAAGGGAGAGAAGATCTTCCTCAATATCTCGATCGGGGAGAAAAAAGAGCCTGTCACGTTCGACAACCGCACCTATACGCATTATGTGTCTTGCGCCCCAAGGAAAGAGGAGCGAAAGGAAGGCGTTTATTATGGCATAGGTGACTTGATGGAATCCACGTTCAAGAGCAACATTCCCTCACCGGAGGATATCAACAACGCCCCATCGGTCGATGATTCGGATCTCCCCTTTTAATCATGGAACTATACTTGCTCAACACCGCCAGCGGATTGAGGCCATGCTATGATTCCGACTATGACGAGAAGAAAAAGCTCAAGCTAGGTAAGATCTACAAGGCCAAGATAACGCTGGCACGGAACATAGATTTCCATAGGAAGTATTTCGCCTTGATAAATTGCGCATGGTCTTACCAGAACGAGAAGATCGCGGCGCATTTCAAGGAAAGCGTGGAGTGCTTCCGGAAGACCGTAGAGATCGCCGCCGGGCATTGCGATACGGCCTATAGCATATCACGTAAGGAATGGATAGAGATTCCCAAGTCGATAGCCTTCGACAAGATGGACGAGGCCGAGTTCATGGATCTCTACGAGCGTGTGAAGGACGTGCTTTTCTCGGTATTCCTTCTGGATATATCCGAATACGATTTCATGAGAAACCTATCGAATTTTTAGTCATGAGAAAAAGCGACAGGCCTCCAAATTACCTTATCGATAAGATCGTGAGGCATACCAACATTATTACTACCGCCTCTTATGGCAGCGTCAAATACATGGATGCGGCCAGACTCCTTAAAAAGGAGGTCAAGAAGCTGGAAACCTATAAAAGAAATGAGAGATATTAAATACTGCCTCAATGAGGCTTGCTCTAAAAGACATTGCCTTTGCCATCAACGGCAGAAGCACTGGACATACCCGTCTAAAAGAGATGGGGAAACTGTGAGGCCGGAATCGGCCTTACTTGACGGGAATACTCCTTGCAAAGGGTATGTCCCACAATACGAAAGAAGAAAATATAATATTAAATATTAATGATATGGGAAAGAGAAAAGAAGGTTCTTACAACTTTGACAAGAACGTACAAATGTTTTTGGCTTGCGCAAAGGACGATAACCGTCCCGCAATGGAATGCGTATATTTCAAGGGAGATTGGGCCTACGCCAGTGATGGACATATTATCGTCAAAAACAGGATATCCGAATGCTCAAACCTTGACGAAGCCATGATACAGGCGTTAGACGGCAAATTGCTGCATAGTCTATTTTTTAAGGACATGTTGAAATATGATGACATCCTTATCTCTGATGACGGAATAGAGTGCCATAAGAAGAATGACAAGGCGTTCTTCTATTTCGCGGATGAGAACTTAAAATATCCAGACGCAGAGAAAGTGATACAAAATTATCTGGCAAAACCCAGCGTTCCGCTTCCTCAAATATCCTTTAACATGGGCTTATTCGACATAATGAGGAAAGCTTTATATGAATGCGATCAATGCACGGCTACTTTCAAGGGCGTTAACGATGCCATCATTTTTGACAGCATGGTAGAAGACGTAAGCAGTATCGGATTAATCATGCCTTTATACAATGAGGCACTAAACCAACAAATATGAGAAATTTTATCAACAAACATTGGGTATTGATATTGGCCATAGCCTTTATTCCGGTAGGGAACAGGGTTTTTAACCATGTTGACGCATGGCTAGGAATAGTCATTATGTTAACTAGTTCATTATTTATAATTTATAAACTATTTAATTTTATCAAGAATGAAAAGGACAAGTTTTAAGTTTTTTACTATAGCGATAATCGCTATGGTATTTTTATCCTCTTGTGAACGTGTAGCACCTAATTACGCTGGGGTATTGATGGAAAATTACGGGAAACAAGGAAAGGATGATTTCAAGGTCGTATCGGGCAGGGTTTCAACTTGGGAATGGGGCACGGAATTATTTCAAGTCCCGCTATTCGACCAACGAGGCGAGTTCGGAAGCCCTGTCACGTTAAAAGCCGCAGACAATACGGAGTTTAACGCACGCCCCACTTACTCCTACAAGGTCATCAAAAACAGGGCAATAGACGTTGTTTTCGATAACAAACACATAGACAAGGCTGATACGGAATCAGGCAAAGACGGTTTCATGCAATCATTGGAGGATAATATACTAGAAC